CGGAATTTGATCAATATGTGTTATTCCCTCAGTCCGGCCGCGATCACCGCGGCGATTGCAGGTGACATGACATCGTTGATGAAGGCCGTTGCCCCTGGGATTGTAGCCCGCCTGTATCCGCTAGCTGCACGCTACCCAGCGTTGTGCAAGACGATCTACGGCAAGTTCGGGAGGTTTGTGAGTGATAACGCGGTGTTGACGCGAGATGAGGTGTATCACTTGCAGTTGGAACCCGAGGACTTGGGTTTTTCGGAAGCCGACCAAGAGAGGGATATGGACGCTGTCATAGAGCGCCTGGCCCAGCGGTTTCAGCCTATTCAAGCGCGGTTCGAGTTGGAGTTAGCACAGGGAGACGACTCATATGAGCGCGATCTTGCGTCATCCCTTGGTGTTGTTGCTAACTCAGATGACTATGATGACCTTGTCGAGGCGCTTGAAGGAGGCTTTTACCCTGGCAACGATTGTCCACATTTCCAGGCGTACATCCAAGAGATTTTCAATCGTCCGAAGGCTGTTGTTGTTGTGGACACGGACGAGTCAGAAGACGACCTCAACTGGTAGTAGCCACCAGTTGCAACATCTATCCCTAAAATGGGTTGAGGTCTTCTGGCACCCCGGATACTGGCATTTCGTCAGCCCGGGTAGTAGGGGGTTGCCGTTCTCTTCCTTGCGGAGGCGGCATTAGGGGGCACGCGTCGGCGCATTTTCTTTCCTAGGGAACCACACTGGCGTATACTGTGGAGCTAACTTGACGCATCCCAAATTGGGTCCGTCTAACTGCAGTGTAGCCGAGGCCCGGGGCGACCCGGATCCAGCCTCCGAGCAGCCAGTTGTCGTGTGTGTAAGTACTTAGGCCGGGGATGCCCTGATTCGTGAGTAGGAGGCGCTGACCACGACTGCCCAGGTGTTCCGGACGTGGTATATGGTAGAGCAGCATGTAGTAGTGTTTTGCGAGTCCCGGTGGCCGGGATCGACGGCAACGTAAGCATTATTAGGTTTTTCTTTCCTGGTGAGCTCGGCGGCCAGGGCTAAACGCCGAGATCATATTTTGCTGCGCCATATGACTGAGGGGAGTCAGTCCCCGGTCCAGTGTAAAATAAGGAGGCCGGTCCTTACCTCCCGAATTACCTTCTTTATCACAGTTCCGAGCTGTGGTATACGAGCCACTCAGACGGGTGTTGTCGGAGCACCGAAGGTGAAGCCAACGGGATGCCCTAGCCGGGGCTACGCAACCCGCACCTGCCATCCTATCCGGATGAAGGTCATCTTGGGGGGGATTTACCCAGTACCTCCCTTGGCAGCCGAGGTGGCATGGTGATGGCACGGGCCCCAGCGATCCTCCCTTGAGCAAGGAGGTGCGATCAAAGCAACAGCGTACTGGGCGTGGTCCTGTTGCCGATCCGCTAGGAGGTTACACGTCAATCGGCGGGTATCGTTAAACGATGCCTAGGGTGTAGGATGGGGAGCAACGCATTTAATTTCATTTCACGCCGTAAGGCAATTTAATCTGCGCAATTGTGTGCGCACATTTAAAGTGGTCCCCCAGCGTTGCGAACTGTTCGTAATTAGGTCGCGTAGTTTTATATCGTAGTAGTCCCTTGCCTTGAGGATGGCCAATGGACCTAGACCTCGTGCTGGCGGTAGTCGCCGTCGTTCTGCACAACCGAAAGCACGTGGTCAAGCTCCTCGGCAGGCTAGCCGCGCAAGTCGTAGCCGCGCTAACTCGCGTGCGGCCTCCCAGCCCGTGAATGCCGTTCCACAAGTACCGAAGTCGGGTATGTTACCGAACGGGAAAGGATCTGCGCAGAACCGGGAGAAGGAGGCCCGCAGCGGGCGTGGGGCGCTCAGTGCGCACCACCCTCGCGCGCTTGGCTTGATGCAGCCTACGGCGCCGTACACTATCTTGCGTCACACCGCCATTTTCAGCTCGAACGCCAACGTCCTTCTCTTTGGGACGTGGGCGGTCGAGACGTCCACTGGTACTGTGTGGTGTCCTATTGTTGCATTGTCGGACGTCAATTCCGGCAATCCCATCAACGGTGCGACGAACACGACGCTGCACAAGTTTGCCAACTTCAATGGCCTAGGCACAGGAGCGGAG